CCATCACGCCGCCTACTTCCTCTCGCAGGTCCCGCTCGACACGCTGCCCGAGGACACGTTCTTCATCCACGAGAACTGCTGGTCCTGGGGCGTCCTCTTCGAGCGGTCCATCGCCGCCTTCTGGGTCGGGCGTCACGAGGAGTGCCTCACGCTCTGCGACCACCTGCTCACGCTCGACACGCTGCCGCCCAACATCCGGGCGCAGGTCGTCGTCAACCGCTCCTACGTCGCCCCGCGACCGGTGGTGGTCCCGCCGGTCGCGCACGACCACTGCATGACGTGCGACCACCACTTCGACCAGCACACGGACGAGGGATGCCAGCAGGCGTCCGGCCCCGAGCTGGTCTTCTGCAACTGCCCTGTATTCGAGGCGACGACGTGACCCTGATCCCCATGTTCGGCGAGCTCGACCTCGAGACGGTGGCGTCCTGCAACAGGACCTGTCCGACGTGCCTGCGCAACTCATTCCCGAACCGTGGCGCGGTGTCTCGTCGCTTTGGGAAGCAGGAACGGATGCCCGAGGAGATCTTCCGCAAGGTCATCGACGAGGCCATCGCGTTTGGCTTCACAGGCTGGGTGAACTTGCAACATTTTTCGGAGCCGTTTCAAGATCCTCGCATCGCTAAGCTCGCCGGCTACGCGAAGGACAAGGGCGTCTTCTCCCGGGTGTACATGCACAGCAACGGAGACCTGCTCACGAAGCGCAAGGCGCAGACGGTGGACGGCGTCCTCGACGTCATTCGCATCGCCCTCTACGACGAGGTGGGCGGGAACCCGATGCCCGAGGAGAAGGCCGCGCCGCGTCGCGAGCTCATCTCCTCATGGTTCACGAAGACCGAGGTGCAGTGGACGGGTGGCACCCACGTCGTCACGCACTTCAGCCCGACGCCACTCTTGCCACAGTACGTTGCGCAGGTCAGGCCGCTCCCCTGTCGTCGCGAGGCGCAGATGCGGATGATCATCGACTGGCGGGGAGAGATGCTCCTCTGCTGCGACGACATCGCGGGACTCTGGACTCTCGGCAACGTAGCGGACAACACGGTCGAGGAGCTCTGGCACAGCCCGCGCCACGTCGAGGTCATCGAGACCCTCGCGCAGCCCGGCGGACGCGAGGCGTACGGCTACTGCAGGAGCTGCCCGCGGCCCGACGGGGAGTGGTCCGCCGACTGGATGGCGTCCAGTGTGATGTCTGAGGAATAGGGTGCTCTTGCCTGAACGAGGAGCGCGATGTCGCTGGCAGCCCAGCAGGCTAAGATCATGGGCGAGTTCACTCCAGGGAGGCCCGCGTGGCTAATCTCCTGACGAAGGTCGTCCAGCGGTCTGCGTTCAACCAGGTCACGCTCGACCAGTGGGCGTCCTTCTTCGACTTTGGCGGTCTGTCGTACCCGTACCTCCTGCACCAGACGTACAGCGGCAGCAACCTCGAGGAGCCGACCGGCAACAGCTTCGAGGCCTACATTCAGGCCGCGTACAAGTCGAACGGCGTCGTCTTCGCGTGCATGCTCGCGCGCCTCATGCTCTTCAGCGAGGCGCGCTTCCAGTTCCAGCGCATGAACAAGGGTCGTCCCGGAGACTTGTACGGGAACCAGGACCTCTCAATCCTTGAGAAGCCGTGGCCGGGCGGCACCACGGGCGACATGCTCGCTCGGGCCATCCAGGACGCGGACCTGAGCGGCAACGCGTTCCTCGCGCGTCGTCGTATCAAGCAGCGCGAGCTCATCAAGCGCATGCGTCCGGACTGGGTCACCATCGTGATGGGGAGCGACGACCCGAACCCGAACCCGGACCCCATGGCGGTCGGCTGGGATCTTGACGCGACCGTCATCGGCTACATGTACCACCCTGGTGGCTACGCGAGCAGCGTGGACCCGGTGATCTTGCTTCGTGATGAGGTCGCGCACTTCGCGCCCATTCCTGATCCGCTTGCGAGCTACCGCGGCATGAGCTGGATCACGCCCCTCGTGCGCGAGGTGATGGCGGACACCGCCGCGACGCAGCACAAGTTTCAGTTCTTCCAGCACGCGGCGACGCCGAACATGATCATCTCCTTGGACCCGGCCCTCAAGACCGAGTCGTTCAAGGAGTGGATGAAGATGTTCAGCGAGAAGCATGAGAGCGTGGCGAACGCGTACAAGACCTTGTATCTAGGCGGTGGGGCGACCGCGCAAGTCATCGGCGCGAACCTTCGCCAGATGGACTTCAAGGTCACGCAGGGTGCCGGAGAGACACGCATCGCCGCCGCCGCTGGTGTTCCGCCGATCATCGTCGGCCTGTCTGAGGGTCTTGAGGCAGCGACGTACAGCAACTACGCGCAGGCGCGCAGGCGGTTCGCTGACCTGACGATGCGGCCGCTGTGGCGGAACTTCTCTGGGTCGCTTGAGATCATCGTGCCCGCACCGAGCGGGTCGCGTCTCTGGTACGACGACCGTGACATCCCGGCCCTCATCGAGGACAAGAAGGATCTCGCAGAGGTTCAGCAGGCAGCGGCTGCCTCGATCAGACAACTCGTCGACTCTGGCTTCGAGGCCGACTCGGTCGTGAAGGCCATCTCAGCGAACGACATGACGCTGCTGAAGCACACCGGCTTGTTCTCTGTGCAGCTCCAGGCACCTGGGTCGTCTAAGATGCCGACAGGCGAGGTTCCTGGTGAGCTTCCCGTGGGCGGAGATCCAAGCGTGCCCGGACCGATCACTCTTCCGAAGAATGCGCCGACGCCGACTCATCCGTCAGGGTCTGAGGCCACTCCCGCCGCGCCTGCTACGTCGGGGCCGTCGAAGCCCGCATCTAAGCCAGCGGCCAAGCCCGCTCCAGCGAAGTCATAGGAGACCATGATGGGAGACGAGGAGCGAGCGGTCGATATCAGCCAGGTGCAGCCGAACTCGCGGCCGCCGCGGGACAACCTCGTTCGGAGCGCTGCGCGCCCGGAGATGCGAGACGTCAACGGCTTCGCGCTGCCAGTCCTCTCTGGCCATCTCGCGGTCTTCAACGAGTGGACCGAGATCGACAGCATGTGGGAGGGTCGCTTCATGGAGCGGCTCGCTCCGGGGTCGTTCAAGAAGACGATCTCCGAGAGCAAGGCCCATATGAAGGTGACGTTCAACCACGGCACTGACCCTGCGCTCGGTGACAAGGTCCTCGGCCCCATCGAGGTCCTCAAGGAGGACGCCGACGGCGTCTACTACGAGGTTCCTCTCTTCGACACCAGCTACAACCGGGACCTCGAGCCGGGTCTGCGGGCTGGTGTGTACGGGGCGAGCTTCCGGTTCCGCGTCATGAAGGAGGACGTCGTCCCGCGCCCTCAGCCCTCAGACTACAACCCGGAGGGTCTCCCCGAGCGAACCATCCGCGAGGTCTCGATGGCCGAGTTCGGTCCGGTGACCTTCCCCGCTTACGCCTCGGCTACCGCGGGTGTAAGATCGCTGACAGACGACTACATCATGCGCTCGATGGCGCGGGACCCCGAGAGGTTCCGCGAGCTCGAGAGGAGCATCATGGCAGACGAGCCGGCAGCACTCCTTCCTGACGGAGCCGAGGCGACGCCTCACTCTGAGGAGGACGGGAGCCGCGTGGAGGCGAGTCAGGACCAGGACGACAGCGCTCGCGCCGCCGATGAGGCACGCGACACGGTCATCGTGGTCGTGGACGTGGACGCAGGAGACGGCGGAGACGGCGAGGCGGACGGCTGTGGCTGTCCGAACTGCGTCGATCCGAGCTGCGAGTGCCCGCCCTGCCTGGACCCGACCGGACCTGGCGCAGACATGTCGGCGAACGCCGACTGCCAGTGCGCGAGCTGCTCGGGTGGAGGTAAGACGACGCGCAGTGAGGACGCCGACGAGGCGACCACGGAGGATACGCAGGCAACCGAAGTTCCCGAGCGGAAGGAAGGAAACATGATCACCATCAACGAGCGGCGCGCTCGCCTGGTCGAGATCCAGTCTCGGCTCCAGGAGATCCACGCCGAGTTCGGAGCCAGCGAGCTTCCGTACGAGATCAGGAGCGAGTGGGACAACCTCGTCTCCGAGCGAGCCGAGGCCCAGCGGGCCATCACGGACTACGAGGCCCGGATGGTCCAGGTGGACGAGCAGGTTCGCGCAGGCAACGTCGAGCGCGCCGTGACCGACGTCACGAGCTCGCCGGCGACGTCGAGCAACCGGACCGGCCCCAAGCCTCCGTCCAACATCTACGCGGTCGAGGAGTACCGCGAGCGCGCCGGTGGCGACACCGGGACGCTTCGCCGGCTCTTCCGCGACGGCGCGATGCGGGCGGTCGAGGATGCGCGGTTCGCGCACCCGAAGGCCGACACCCCCAAGGCGCAGGGCCACGTGGCCAAGCTCCTCGACACGGTCGACACCGAGGACAGCGCCCTCGCGCGCCGGATCCTCGTGTCTGGCTCCCCGACCTACCAGCGGGCGTTCGGCAAGACCCTCAAGGGCTCGCCGCTCTCGTCCGAGGAGCAGCGCGCCCTCTCCCTCGGCTCTGACGCCGACGGCGGGTTCGCGGTTCCGTTCCAGCTGGACCCGACGGTCATCCTGACCTCGGACGGCACGGTCAACCCGCTCCGCGCGATCTCTCGCGTCGAGCAGATCGTCGGCAAGGAGTGGCAGGGCGTCACCTCCACCGGCATCATCGCGGCCTACGCGGACGAGGCGGTCCAGGCCAGCGACAACTCGTTCAGCCTCGTCCAGCCGAAGGTCGCCGCGGTCCGCGCCCAGGGCTTCGTGCCCTTCAGCGTGGAGATCGGCCAGGACTGGGGAGCGCTCCAGTCTGAGGTCGCCCGCATGCTGGCGGACGCCAAGGACATCCTCGAAGGCGAGAAGTTCTTCAGCGGCGCCGGCGCGATCAGCAACGAGCCCGAGGGGATCATCGCCGGCATGGACGTCGGCAGCAAGATCGAGACCGCAGGCTCCAACGCGTTCGCGGTGGGCGACATCTACGCTCTCGAGGACGCCCTCCCGCCGCGCTTCCGGGCGCGGGCGCAGTTCGTCTCGAACCGCGCGCAGTACAACCGGGTCCGCCAGTTCGACACCTACGGAGGCGCGAGCCTCTGGGTGCGCCTGATCGACGGCCTCGGCAGCGAGCTGATCGGCTACCCGGCCAAGGAGGCGTCCGCCATGGACGCCGGTCTCACGGACGGCGAGAAGATCCTGCTCTTCGGGGACTTCAACAACTTCCTCATCGTCGACCGGATCGGCATGAGCGTCGAGCTCATCCCGCACCTGTTCGGCGCGAACGGCCGCCCGACCGGGCAGCGCGGGATCTACGCGATCTGGCGCAACAGCTCGGTCATCCTGGCCGACACCGCGTTCCGCTACTTGGCCATCAAGGCGTAACACGAGCAT